GGAAAGGGCAAACGAAATGATCGTCAGAGGTATCGTTACTGTGATGCCTTTGAACTGTTACGCGACAGCATAGAATGACCATCTAACGACAATATTTTGGAATCAGAGGCAAAGGAATTCTTGGACAACTTGTAAAGCCTCCTACTCTCATTCGAGAACCCAGAGCTAATCCTTCTCGAACCTCCTCAGAGCTACTTTAGTCAGACGACTGAGAAAATTCCTCAAAAAATTCCGTCAGGATACCTGCCGATCTTTAATAATTTGCCTGTTTTACGAAATTGCGTATAATTCAGTTTTTCTTCGGAAAGGTGGCAGAGCGGTTGAATGCTCCAGTCTTGAAAACTGGCGATGAGCGATCCTCATCCGTGGGTTCGAATCCCACCCTTTCCGCCAACGGTCTTTTTAAATCAATAACTTGCAAGAGAGTTTTTAAAAAGCACCACCAAAAGCACCACCAGTAGAAAAAAGTTGAGGCGCGTTGAGCGCCTTTTTTTAATGTCTGAGACTTCTGCTTTTTACTTGCGACAGCAGCACTTCTTCTCGTCAAAATATTTCCGCTCTGCCACCTCGCCTTGCTTTCCGATGTTAAATGAATCGACTGGGCGGTGGTAGCCCATCACGCGGGTCCAGACCTCACACCTCGTTCTCTCGCTGTTTGTGATACCGAGTTTTTCAAGTTCAGTCATTTTCCTTTCTCCTTACCTGAGTTGGATTGCACATCTTTCAATGATTCGTCTATCGCTGACTGCGCGTTCTGCACATTCTGCAAGAGTTTTTGAAGAGAGCTCAAGTGCGCGTCTAAATCGACTACACTCTCCAAGCTCCCTCTGTAACTTTCGCTGAATCGCGGCGTCTCGCTCGCGCACCCGCATAGCAGAATCATTGAGAGTAGTAATACTTTTTTCAAGGTTGGCAATTTCTTTATCCTTTCTGTGTAGCGTTTCAATCTGGTGAGCAAGTAGCCGCTCCCTTTCCTGCGTCCACCTCAGCTCCGTCTCCTGCTGGCCGAAGTGGTAACCCAAGACACTCGAAAACATGACTGCGGCAATAATCAAAATTACTCGGATCATTTTCTGAAAAAGAGTTCTAGTTCTGCATAACGTCTGCGGCGCAAGCCGTTCTCAAACTTCGAGCCAGGATTGCAATACTTCGGCCACCACTCTCGGATTCCGTCCTCGTTCCCTGCGTTCACCATTTTGAATAAGGTGTACCGCCTGCATTTCGTAATGCCGAAGTTGAATACAAAGCTCATTAAAGCAATAAACTGATTCTCGGTCACTGGCACATGAACAAGCGCCGCTAACTCCTCCTGCGTTTGAACCAGGTCTTTAGTTAGAAGGTCGTATGCCTCAGCCCGCGTAATGTGTTCATCAGGGTGGACACCTTTCGTGTGCCCGAACCCAATGGTCCAGACCCCAGCAGGGCATTTGTATGATTCGAGGGCCGGTCCGCCCTTAGGGCCCTGCTCGAATTCCGATATGAATTGAGTTGCTAATTCAGGTGGATACAACAATATGTCTTGCTTTCTCATTTGGGATTTTCTCCTTTGAGGTTAGGCTCGTTGACGCCCAACTTCTCTTTGACTTTCTTGTCCTGCTGTTGCTGTACTGAATCCAGGAGGATCCGTACCCTGGAGGGAATGACGGATCCCAGGCCCGCCTTCTCGACGTTCTCCAAGATGGATATGAGCTCATTAACGGATAAGGCACCGATCGCCCAGGCGCCGATAAATGGCATGGAAAGGATTTGGTCAATGCCGTGGAAGCCGATGGCCGTGAACAGAATGACAAACTTGCGCAGGATCCCTTTCATTCCCACACGTGACGATAGCGTGTGCGTGACTTTGGCCGCATAAAGGCCTGTCAGATAATCCGCGACCACGAAAGCGAACAGCCAATTAAAGAGAAAGAGATGCTCGCCCATCACGCTGGCGACTAGGCCGCTGAGAAGACTGCCGATACCGACAACCAAGTTGCGTATCGCATTGGTGTCCAGGTCGCGCACAATATTGAAAAGGTCCTGCCACATATCCGTCCTAGAGATTTACGTTCTGCATTTTGGCTAACTCGATAGGCCTCAATGCAACGGCTCCTCGCATTGTCAACTATCGTGTCGGCTTCAAGTATCAGGACCATGTTATGAGCGCTTTTTCTTTCAATGCGCACACCTAAACGAAAGCCCCCCGATTGAGGGGCGGAGCGGTTAGAGCTTGGCGGGGAAGAATCGCCATGTTACGTTTACCATAGTGTCGTCGTTATCCGTTGTAAGGCTCAGCGCAACTGCATTTTCAAAATTAGGCATAGCCTGATGTTCTACAAGCTCGGATTCCTGTTTGCTGTAGAACTTGCTCAGCAGGAGGCTCAATACGTTTTTCAGCATAATGCGCCTCCTGTCAGTGCGTTACGTTCCGATTGTTGGAGTAAAGGAAATAACGGCTTCTGTATTGCCTCCATTCGAGTTTTTAATCTCGTAGTTAATTCTTGTACCCTTAGCTGCGGCCATTTGTAAGTGACAGTACGTTGTGCCGGATGAAGAACTAAGGACAGCTCTGTCTCCGTTGTTCAGCTTAGACCACGTGTAGTTTCTCGTGTACAAGGCGATGTAGCCATCACTTGGCGCAGTGTAGAAAGAGTCGAGATTTGTCGGTGTGAATTTAATTTGGTTTGCTGTGTTAGTGATCGGCATTGCTTGGTTGCCGACCCACTCAGATTTGTTCTGAAGGAACTTCTCTGCGAAAAGTTGAATGAGGGCCTTAAGCATTGAAACCTCCTCTCATGTTTTGTCTTGCGTCAACTTTCTGCTGTAGCTCGTAAGCAAGAGCGGTCGGAAACTCAGGCCACGGTACGAACGGAAAGCCTTCGACTTCAGGCAAGTTTCTAAGTGCCTGTCGGTATGTCTCAAGACTGATTCTGTCTGCGTCCTCAAGCGCTGATCTCTTGGCTCCTGCTGACCGTGCCACGGTGATATCAGGGAGTTTCACGTAATCGTCTGTGTCCGAGATTCTTGCGTTACGCTCGGCTTTGATCTCGTTGGCATAGCGCTGTGCGCAGAATGCGTCGGAGTTTTCAGGCAACTCGGATTCTGTGTAGAACTGACCGTCAGCCGATTGATATAGTCCGGTCGGTGATTCCTCGCCGAGCCAGAACTTCATGCCGTTGTAGGTTTCCTTGAGCGTGTAGTGCTCAGCGGCGTATGCGTCATCCTCTTCATTATTGAATACGTGGACAACGGGAGAATTACTTCTTGCCACGATCTTGCCTTCATGGTTCTTGATGCAGTATTTCTCGATCGGCTTGGCCTTGGCCGCAGCCAGGTATTGAGCTTTGATTTCACTTAGTGTGGTCATTCGGTTCTCCTACTGAAGTGCGTCGATTTCGTCTTGAGTGGCGCCATTGGCCAGGCAGAGTTCTTTAAACATCTGGATCAATCCCAAGTTCGTGTAAACCTGTTCTTTCTCAGTGTCGGAAACCGTTTGCTGAGCAAGGAGCACAGCTTCTGTTTTTGCGACTGCTCCGATATTCGTGCGGGCAATAGTTTTCTCATTGTCAGAGAAGGATTGACTGGCTACTCCAACACGTTTATCTAAAGCCTCACCAGTCGCCTTTGCATCAGCAAACCCGCCCGCCAGTTTTAAAGACGTGTCCGAAACAGGTTTATTAGTCAGGTTGTTGTAGTTCGTTGTTCCCGCTGGCCCCGTCGGTCCGGCTGGCCCTTGGCTACCGGTATCACCCTTCAAACCCTGAGGCCCACGAATATTGACTGTACCTGGGTTACTGAGGTTTCCGTCATTCGTCCAGGAGAGGTCACCTTCAGCACTAACTGCTGGTGTAAACGTCACACCTCGGGGGCCTTGGCTACCCGTTGCGCCAACACTACCCGCGCTCCCGGTGTCGCCTTTACTACCTTTAGCGCCGAATAAAACCCAGTAACTTGTCTGGGAGCTCGGAATATAGTTGGCTGGCACGTCTTGGACGGCTAAGTAAACATTCCCGTCCGTGTACCTAACGAAGTCAAAAGCCAGGTAGGTGGCCGTTGATGTCCAGTCACCTTTCCAGACTGGCCGAACTCGACCTAAATTTAAAGTAGTCATTCTGTCACCGTAACTGTTAATTCACCGTTCGTATTGATTGAGAAATCTGCTGAAGTGTCCAGGCCGACGTAATCAAGTTTGAGGTCGGCTCCGTCAATGCGGAATTGGCCGAAAGCGGTTGCCCACGGACTACTTCCCATCGGACCCTGAGGTCCTGGACTACCGGCTGGGCCTGGGCTTCCTTGCAAACCTCGTTCACCCCTCTCGCCTTTTGGGCCGCGGATATTTACGGGAGCTGGGTTTGTAAGCCCTTTGTTGTTCGTCCAGGAGATTTCACCTTCCGCGCTAACTGATGGTGTGAATGTTGCGCCTGCACTGCCCTGAGGACCGACACTGCCTGAATCACCTTTCAAACCCTGGGGGCCGCTGATGGTCGTAATAATTCCGGACAACTCGCATGTGCTGGAACCAACATTCAAAACTCGAAAGATTTGGCCATTGGCATTCATCACGTGGTCGCCAACTTTAATTAGCGTGGCAGGCACGATTGCGGAGGTGTTGACAGTACCTCCGGCGGTAGCGGCCGCACAATAGCGATACGAGAAAGCGGCCTGTTTCGCCACTTCTGCGGCTTCTGTCGCTGTAGTAGCAGCGGCCTCAGAATCGAGTTTGAATTGAGCAGCGGATGTTGCCGCATTGCTCGCTGTTACTGCTGCGTTTTCTGCTACATCGGTTGATGCGTCAAGATTGTCCTGGGCGGCGCTGGCCACTGCGGCCGCGGCCTTAGCTGTTTCGGCGGCTTCTTGAGCTTGGGCGGCGTATTCGCCTGATTTCGTTGAGTTCGCTAAGAGGATTTCACCGTACTCTTCACCTTCCATGCCTGAGGAGGCGGGGGCAACTGCGGCGCGGCTCAACTTCTCTTTTAACTGCTGGATCTGCGCTTCAGTGCGGTCAAAGTTGACATTGATGTCATTCGGATTGAAATCCCCTTCGGCGTGTAAATCGAGCTCCTGTGTGTAGGCGACATCAGAAAGAATCGTGACCGATTCCCCGTCAGTGAGGAACTCGTCAAGAGTGATGTAGCCGCCGATATTGGCGGTTTGGTCTTCGTCCCAGGTGACTGTATAGTCTTCACCCTCTTTCAGCGTTTTGTCCACGCCCTCCTTGCTCGTGCGGATTACGAGCACATTGGAGGACGCAAATATCTTGAAGTCAAAATCAACTCGGGAGATACCCAAGCCTGTTACAGGGCCCACCCGTCGCGGAACATCTGGCAGCATGAAAACACCTCATTGTTTAGAGACATTTTCATGTCAGCCAGACTGTTGATGCGCACACCTAAACTTACTTGAATAAACCGAAAGGATGCGGCCAAGGATCGGGATGTTTGGCCACTCGAGGAGCGCGGCGGATTCCTCTTTCGTTTCTCCAGAATCCTTGCCCCGTTCTCTTGCGCGTGTTCTTCTCCATGCGTTTTCTGTAGCCAGGGCTTAGAAACTCGCTCAATTGATTGAGCACCGTATGATCCAGAACGGCCTTAACGTACCAAATATTAATAAATGGCAAATTACTCTTTGCTAATCGCCAGGCTTTTGCTCCCCCATCTCCACCGATTTTGGTTGCATCCCAAGTCTCACTGGCAGAAAGAATTGTCCCAATTACAGGCCCCATGAAGTTGATGTAAGCAGAATGTCCATACTTTGAATCATCTGTAGCATTAACCAACAAGTCTCCGATAATACCTGCGCCCCCGCCTACTGTAAATGCAGAAATCCAGGTGTCAATAGCCGCTGGATCCTCTAAGTCCTTACCAGCAATAAGGGTCTTGATCTGATTCACACAATATCCCATGAGGGTAGTACCAATTATGAGTGTTGCTAGGTATTGGCTCTGGGCCGCCATGACCTGGCGCTTCGTTCCTCCCTGTTCTCGGATAAAGCGTCCTTTGTCTCTAAGTCTGTCAATGTGTGCACTGACCATTCCTAACGGGAAAGACTTAAACATCATGAAGGATTTGATAACTTCTCCCGTGGGATCACCTCTTTTATGGCCGCGGTTTGATGCGGTTCTCGTTGCTAGGTCCGGTTGTAACGAGGCAATTTGAGCTTCATTGGTGAGCACTGACATTAGTTTGCCAGCGGCAATATAAGCATCATTCCTCGTGGCTCCGATTTTTGCCAGATCTGCATCAGAGATTTCTTCAATGGCTCCACGTGTGAGCATTTCACATCCGCGATAGTTGTCCGTCTTGGCAAGCTGAAAGAGTTTGTAATCCTTCTCTGTAACGTCATACTTCTCAAGAATAAATCTGTCCCAGGCGTCCAGATTTCCCCAATCTTTATTACGGGTGATCTTACCTATGGCGCCCATCATGGTCATGGCATAAGCACGTCTCACGCCATTAGTCCATTGAGAAAGTAAGGACATGTACATAGTTGCATTGGCAAGTTTCCCAGACCAGCGATAACCCACACTTTCAGAAGTCCATCGGCACAAACTATTAGCCAGGGTATCTCCGATAATTCCGGCCCTGGTAGCAAACTCTCTATCAGATTTTCCCCAGGTTGTAAGGATGTTTCTAAAGGCTGTTCCCCAGGGCAATTTGGTGTAGCCCGTTGCATGGAAGTAAGAAGGAATATCTGTTAGGGAAGTGATAAATGCTTGACCAAGTTTTCCCCAAACCTGCATGTTTCGTAAAGTTTGAGAAACCTCAGCAATACCTTCATGGTTAGGAATAATTGTTGATGTTTCTCCGTTTAAATTGGACCACATGTCTTTAACTGAAATAAAACCTGGGCCATACATATCCTTGTGCCCTTTGGTGCTTTTTGTGGCCCTTTTGAATTCAGCGGCTTCTTCCGCCGCTTCCTTGTATAAAGTATTGAAGGCCGTGTTTGGAGAAGGTCCCATTTGTTCAAGCAGAGCCGTATCACTAGCCATTGACCTCGCATGTCCCAACATTGTTCCGACAATAGAAGGGTTTCTAGCAAATATTTCGTGATACTGAAAGAATGATTCAGCGTCCTTGAAAAAGATTGCTCGGTGTTTGGCGTGTTTATCTGCAAAGCACCCGCTTCTGCTCCCCGCAACTCGTGATGCACCCGTTGCTGTTTTCCCGCCTGTAATGTTTTCGTACATGCTGCCGAGAACGTCCTTAATCTCTGCATCGTTTAACGGGATTCCTTCATCGTCCACGTATCGAGATTTATCAATTCGGTCAAACAAGAAATCCACCCAGACCGTCTTGTCATCGCCTTTATATTTGTCACGATACTTCTCATTCTTTTCTACTAATTTTTGTGCCTTTAAGACCTTGTAAGAATCGTGAGACTGAGGCATGTGCCAGTCATCACCAAGATCACCGACATCCCCACCTGCGTTGTTGAATCGTTGCCGCCATTCGTTTGATACTTCTCTCCACACTCTGGCGGCGTCCTTCGCGGACTTGTTGCCAGTGTCTTCTCCAAAACACTCTTTAACGAAGGCTAGCGCAGTATCTCTATCTTCCATAAGTCCGAGCCATTTACTTTGTATGGAGCTGATGGCCTTAACCATCTGGCCCTGATATTGCTCCTCCAGGCCAATCACATACCTATTCACATCCTCCAACACTCGGCCGACAGACTTAAAAGCCTTCTCACCGTTTCTGACATATTTTTCTCTGTTGTTTTCCAAAGCGGCCTGGGCAACAATTTGTTGTTGCGCTCTAATGCGTCTTTTTGCCGCCTTGTGTAAATAGTTTTGGGCAAGCCTCTCAGCCGCCTTTTGAGCTATCTGGTCACGTGTCCAGCCAGCGGCCTGAGCTTCTTTTGTACCTGCGACATATCTAAATTCACGGCGCATATCGGCAAGCCAGCGCTTAGATTCTTCCTCTCCGAACTCTCTTCCGAGGACGCGGCTAATTACGGATCTGCATTCCGGTTTCATTGGGTCCATTGTTCTTGCCATGATTAAAGTATCCCTTTGTTTTTAACCACACACATCATCGCCTCGCCTTGGGCGTGGGCGTCTTTCTCTGCTTGCTTCGCTTCCCTTTCGGCTTCATTCCAAAAGTCCGCTACAGTCATTTCTCGAGTTCCTCCGTTTTCATCCTCAAGGGAAATCTTCATGTCTGGATGGTCTCGAATGGCCGTCTCATACTGAGCCTCCAAGCTGAATTCGCGTCCGACTTCTGGCTGAGGTGAAAGCGTGGGCTCAATCCTTTCTCCAGTTAGATCGGCCACGACCCGTTTGATCGGTTCCCTTACTTCCTCTGGCAAAGCGTTCACTACTTGATTCATGACGTTTTGCTGTGTCTGCACTGCATCATTTGTTCCCTGGGTTGCGTCTCTAACCTCTTGACTTTGCTCAATTCCATCTGTTAAATTGGTCTTGACACTAGTGTCAGTGCCTCGCGTAGTGAGCTCCCCGCCTTCGTGCGGGACGGAAGCTCGAGAGCTAAGGTTGGAAGGCGCGCGAGTAATTCCGGATGCTGGGGGTTCATACTCAGCATTCGGGGCCACAACTTCTCTCTTCTTCGATAACGGAGAACCTTTAGCTTTCCCATTCGCCCTTGTCTCAGGATTTTGGATATAGAAAGTAGCCAACGTCCTTTCTTCTCCGTCGGATTTGAACGGTCTATCAGCTAGAACAAGTTCCCTATTGTTAATAACAACTCGCCAAGTCCTGTTCTTCTCTCTTTCATTCCGTCTGGGGATCGGATCGTACTCTCTAACAATGGTAGGGATTTGTCTTAAATCCTCGTCCGTCACCCTAAGATTTTCGTTGCTTTCGTCTTTGGAGTGCTTAAGCCAGATTTTTACTAGGCCGAAGGGTGTATTTAATTCCGCAAATTGTTCCTGCGGTTTATTTGTCTTTCGATACCATCCCCTTCTAATCGTCATTCCCTGAACATCTTCGGGCTCGACTTTTGCGAGGATTTCTAAAGGATCGCCCTTGGCTTCCTCCCGGACCTTATGCATCGCCTCAACAGTTCTTGCCTTTTCTTGTTCTACACGGGCCTGATCCACTGCGTTTTCATTTACGGATACGCGCTCACCATCATCTATCTGAGCCTGAGCACGGTATTCGTTTTCAATGGATTGGTTCATGTCGCCAGCTTTTTCGCTAACGAGCTGATCCTTGTTGATAGTGTCGGCAACTTGTTTGGTGCGGGCGGCGTCAACTACTGCTTCATTTGGAGTTGGATAGCGGTTGGCAATGCGGCCTTGTAAATCTTTAAGAGCATCCTCCCTACCACCAAGAAGGTCAAAAGAGCCCTGATCCGCGTTTCCAGATTCCCGCAGACTATCGAGGTGTTCTCCCAACACGTCCACTACATGCCGATTGGTCCGAGAATCTTTTGCGAAAAGTTCAACGATTGCATCAGCATAGGGATCTTCATCAAACTCTTTCTGTGCGGCAATGTCCTTGAGTTTGAATCCTTTCTTGTAGCCTTCCAAAATCTTTGAAGCGGCTCGGATAATCGAAGGAGTGATATCCAGCTTATTGCCTTCCAACTGCGCCACCTTCGGCGCCAATTCCATGAGCGCCTTTAAAACTAAACGTGCTTCTGGCTTGTCCACCTCGGTAACCAGATTAATGAGCGTGTCGTTTTTGTAGGCCTTGGCAAAAATAGCAGCTTCGGCCCTATCTCTTGCCGTCTTATTCGCTTTTCCTGACTTACTGTCAATGAGTTCGGCCTGCTCTTCTGTTGGGAGCATTTTGATGAAATTGACAACCGTCTGATCTGTGATGCGGCCGTCTTCATCAAACTCCAGCTTTTCAAGGTCGATTCTTTCCGCGTCGTTCTTCGCACGCTCCCTCAAGGACATTCTGGACACACCGCTTGTGTTGGTCTTATCCGCTAAGTCCTTCGTCACATCTTTGGGATCAAGAACTCGAACAAGAATAGGCTTCTCCATTCGGGCTATTTCATCGCCATAAATTCCTGTCCTTCTCTGGTCTGCTACAAGGTCGGCCTTGTATTGGCCAGCAGTGCCTTGAGCATAAGCATCTTGCAATCCGGCAATACGGCCATTCCCTGCGATAGCTCTAGGCCCTTGAATATTAGGGTCTGTATAGGCTGGGTTCTTATGTCCTGTAATATCGTTGGAAACTAAAACAGAATCTGCCTCAACGACTGCGTAATAAACATCATAGGATTTGTCCCCTGAGGCGGCTGTATCCGTGTGACCACGCCTAATTGCAGGAATATCTCCAGCGTATGTGATGACAGGTGCACCTTCTGCCAATAAAGGAGAAGTTCTTAGAAGTGAGTAGCGCGGGTTTGCGGATATGGCCTTCATCTGCCGTACTGAGGCATTGGTGCTTCTGTCACGGTTCTTCAATGATTCAAGCGTTTCCGTGTTCAGCTCGATAGGGTCGATCTTTTCTTCTGCTTTTTTGGCGGGCTTAAATTTAATCCTTCTGTTTTTATTGAAAAGGATCGCGCCCATGATGCCTCCGATACCTGCCGAGGCGGTTAATCCAGCAGCATCTAAAGGATCGTATTCTTTGGCAATGTCCGAATAATTGGCATTCTGCAGAATGTAATTAATGATTCCTTTTTCTCCAGAATCCATTACAGCATTAGCACCTGCGCCCCATGCAGCAGATGTCAATCGGGAGGGATTGAACTTTCCAGCAGGAGCCGCGCCAGGCAGTAATAATCCTCCAGCTGTCATCACACCTGAGGTGATACCGGCCTTAGTCGCAACTTCTGGCTTTACGCCTTTATCTCTGAGATTCCCTGCTTCGTTGACACCATAATCAACACCAGTAAGGATGGCGCCGCCAATCGGGTTAAGGCCAGAAATAACTGAATATCCGAGTTGCTTCAAACCCATTACACCAAACCCGTAAAGGATTTGACCCGCCATTCCCGTTGTTTCGGGTTTGGGCGTGTAGTCCTCCCTAACCACACTTCTGCGCTCTTTTGCTTTCGTTTCAAACTTCTGCGCGGCCTGCTCTTTAAGGTCCTGTGCCTTCATGATGTCATCGCTGGTGAGCGCGTCTTCAAGAGTGAACCCGCTTTCATCTTCGTTCGGTTCACTGCGCATGAACGAGCCCAAAAGATCCAGGCCAGCAGCTAAGGTTGAGTTTCCTGCGGCTGGGAGAATGTCCAAGGCGGCCTCTCCCATACCGCTAAAAAATCCTGCTTCTTTCTTCTGCTCGGGGATCTGAGTTCCGTCCACGCCGAGCTGGTATCGGGATGTGCCGTATCCAATATTGTTAAAACTGTAAAGGCTCGACATGATTCTCACTCGTAATCGTAATCTTGGTCATTCTCTAAATTCGAGGTCTTAAGGGCCGCGTCCAGAATCACGTCAAGATCCTTGTTGGCGGCGTCAATGGCTTTGCCAAAGTCCAGAACGACAGGTGCTTGATTGGCGGAATAACGGACATAATCTGTACCGTCTCTAATGAGATACTTCCCATCGTCCACGCATTCAAGCTGGGCCTTCGGCAAGATTTCTGTGAGCTCTCCAAGCGTGGTCTTCCCGCCTCTAAACTGCACACTGGTTTTGTCGTTTGCGTTTTGTCTTGAGAAGACGGCCACAAGACTTCTCATGGACGCATTCGTATTTCGAGGCATGAAGACCCTAGCTCCGTTAAATTCCTCGTTTCTTCCGTAAACGTCCTCAACAATTTCTTCAATGGATTTCCTATCGCTGTCCATTGTTTGTCTGTAGGCGTAAATACCTCGGATCAATTCAACGGCCTGGCGGCCTGCTTCAGGCTGGCCAAACAAGCCTCTAATCTCTTTGCCAATCTCTTCATTAACTGCTGACTTGCTCGTATCTGGATCAGCCTCTTTATTGGTCAAGAAGGCGTTCCCTGCCAAGTACTCTTTCACATAGCCTTTATTGACTGCATTAGCGCTCGTGGCTAGGGCCAGGGCCGAGCTCAGTTTTGTTGGCCGTCCGTCTTTGGTGAATTGGTTAATCAGAGTTCTTGAGGCCGCTGCTCCTCCCTGTTCCTCGACAAGTCCAGAAATTGCCGAGACAATCGGAGCGGCCTGATCCGCATTCATCTTTTCCAACGTGTCATTTAATCTCGCAGCTTCCTCATTTGTGAACAACTTCATAGACTGCGGAGCAATAGCGAAACTTTGACCGATAGATTCAAACTGAGATACACGATTAGAAACCTCATTTAGCGTCTTGGCCAATGGCTGATTAAAGTCTTCTATGGTCGTCAATCCATGGGCCGGGACATGATTGATTGCAAAAGACATCGGATCACTGTCTCGCTTTTTAAGGACTGTCTGAGCCGCTTTATCCCATGTTGCCTTCTGCTCTATTCTGTTCGCGTACTCCGGATCATCCTTCTGAGGCATTAGCGACTTGCTGATGGAAGTAATCTCAGCTAGGGACATGCCAGGCATTTGATACATGTACGAATTTAGCTGAGCCTGCTTTGCAGCTTCCTGATGCATGCGTACTCCGTCATCCTGGCCATAAACACCAATGAAGTCAGAAATATCCGGAAGGGTGCTGATGTCTCCTTGGGTCAGCGCAAGAGAAAGAGCGTTGTCCACATTCTTTTTCAGCTCGATTCTCTGTTGTTTGAGGTCTTGACCCATAGCTTGTTTGGCGTGCTGCATAATCCAGATTTTTTCCGGATCGTTCAGGGCGTCAAAGACTTCAATCCCTGTTTTCACCTTCGGGTTAAAAGCAAGGTCTGCTGCCGTCAGTCTTGGCGCCTGATCTGTACCTTCGCTCAAGAGTTTGCCGTTATCATCGCGGCGCTCACCGTTCGGACCAATAAAGATGTTTTGGCCGTTCTCGACTACCCAGCGGCCGCCAATATTTCTCTTCCCGTCTGCATACTGACTTTCAACAGAGAATGTGTGGTGGTTTGGTTTCTTAAACGTGTCAGGGAAGTGGCCATTCTCAGCCTGTGCCGCGCCCGCTTTCCAGGCGCCTCTGAGGTCATAATCGTAAACATCACGCTCATGGCCGATCTTCTTAGCCCAGGCCTGATACTGCGCCTCCTCTTCGTCTGTAAGTTTCGTGTTGTAGAAGTCGGAGAAGTCGTTAATGTCTTCTTTACCCAGAGCGCCCTGGATACCTGCAATAATCGTGCGCTCGGAGTACGGAACATCGCCGATCTCCTGCTTCATCATTGCGGTAACAACTTTCTTTAAGACTTCGGGGTCTTTCAGATTTAATCGCTCGTTGGACCCGTAACCCGTGGCGTGGCTTACGTTGTCCACGTATGAGCCCATTGTCAGTGAATCTGCCGCGGCAAACCGAGACAAAATACTTTCAATAGTATTGAGGCCATACTTATTGGCATAGGTCTGGATGACTTTCACGCCAGCGCGGATGCCGTCTTCAGGACGTGCAAAGATTGCATGACCTCTTTCATCCTGACCTATGAGGCCCTTCCATTTATTGCCAAATACTTTGACATTTAACGGATTGCATCCCTTATAACCGGACGTATTGAGAACCTTGTCCGAGACTTTCGGCGGAGTTCCTATGCCCGCCTGAGCCGCTGATTGGCGCAACACGTTAGGATCCGTATTGCTGAATACCCTCGCAGTAGCTCCTGAAGTGAGGGCTACGGCGGTTGGTCCATTAAGTCTTCGCATAATCTGCACAAGCTGCAGGGCAGAACGCTGGAATAACATCTGGTAAGTTCTGCGTCCGACATCAGCAGACATCTGCTTTGATCCGTCAACTTGAAAATGCCTAAATGCGCCAAGAGGATCGGCCATAGAAGCATTGCTGTAGGCACCTGCATAAGCCAGAGACTTATAGGCGTTCTTCTGGCGCTTCAATGTTTCATCATCCCAGCCTTCCATCCTGCCTTGGTAGTCGATCTCGTTCATCAGGCTGGCCATTGTGCGCTGACCGTCGGGAGAGAATCCGCCTAAGGCAAACTCTTCCACGAGGTTGTCTGCATGGTCTTTAGAGGTCTGGGCGCGCCAGCGGATGTTCTGTTCATTGCGATAGACAACTGTCTTCTGTCTTACAGAGTTGAGGCGCTGAAGGGCATTCGACTTAAAAGCCTCTTTGACATCAGGGTCATCAATCTGGCTTAGGTGCTTGTCGTAAATAGACTGAAGGTCGGTTTGCGCCTGATCCCAGCCTGTCACGGCGTTCTTGCCGCGCTGTGCAAAATAGCCCTTCTCAGGGTCGTACAGCGTTGTCTGCACCTCTTTGTTGTAAGCGTCAAGCTGTTCATCGGCCTGTGCTTTTACAACCGTGTCACGGTGATAAGCCTCAATCTTGATCGTGCTGTCTGCAAGCTGGCTCCAGGGTTGCAAGGCCCTGTTCATGACATTCTCGTAATCAAATGAGGGTCGGACGTTATCAACGGGAGCGCCGAAACCTCTTCCGCTTTCGACTACTCCAGGCACGTTATTTTCGTATTTAGGGACGATAGGCATTTTTTATCCTCTGTAGTTCAGAGAGAAGATGTTTTTAGTTGTCGGATAGAGCTGTGTCGTTTTGACTGTCTGGCCTAGCAGCAGGTTCGGTTGTGCTCCTGAAATAGCATCAATCCTCGTTACGCCTGGCTGGGCGCCTGATATGGCGTCAATCTTGATTCCAGGGTCTGCTCCGGAGATTGCATCAATGTGGATTGGCTCCTCAGCCTTCGGCTTTTCGGCCGATTCGGATGCTTTGGCCATATCCATCAATTTGCCGTAAGCAAATGCCATTCCCATATTCCCAGCGCCCACCAGAAGAGAATCCGTAAAGGCTCGGCTTGCGCTCTGCTTCTTAGCCATGCTCATTAAAGCCTGGTTTCTAAAGTCTGTCTCTATTGCTCGGTAGCCCCACGCCTTGGATTTGGCGTTAGATTCAAGCCTGTTGAGATTGATCTTCTTCACAATGTCCGTGCTGGCTAATTGCTCGGCGGCTGATCCGACACCGATAGCAACTCCGTTCGCGGCTAAAGCGACTTTCTGCCGCGCCTTCATTTGAGCGGCCTGCATTGTCTCTCGCTGGTATTCACCTTCAGCGGCGAACAATCTCTGCTGATAATGCAAGTTCATCGTGTCCGCGTTGATCTTTGCAATATCGGCTTGTGCTTGTGCAATAGCGTTGTTGTACTTCGTGACACTCTTCGCACCGAAGACATTAAAGAGTGTGGAAACACCTGTAGAAATAAGGCCTAGTGTGCCAAAAGAGAAACTAGATCCGGCCATAAAAAATCCTCCAACTCAGCATAGATATTGGAGGATTTCTAGAGCGTGATGCGCACTACACCACGTCGCAGGTCACGGTAATACTGGAGATTTTCAGCGGGAGCGGCGCGTTCTGCCTAATGCAGACTTGACCGTCATCCGTCCAGCTCGCGGCGATATTCACCTCAAACTCTCCATTCCTCTTCTTCGGCGGCGTGCCTGGAGTTTCTCTTCCTCTCGTTGGTTGCTGATAGAGGTCGTCGAAACTCGAGCCAGCCAAGATGCTCGCTGAATCAATCATCCTCACTGATACACCACTGATGTTCTTCCTATGGTTACTGCCAAAAGAGAGGTCTTGGAGCTGTAATGCAAGAGGTAATGTCTGAATATCTGAGTTATACGGAAGACCAACATGAACCTTAGAAGCCGCTCTTCTTAGCGTGATTTTGCCGTTCTGCACTACTTGATCCGGCACACAATACCCGTCAGCCAGGATGGAAACCTTCATTCCATTCAGCCAGCTAATGCCAGATATTTCGGTCTTAGCTGGGCCTGAGTAGGTGCCTGCACAATCCATGAAGAGATAATCTTCATCCTTGTCAATGATGTACTCATTCATGCGCTCAACAAATCTTACGGTGTTCTCTCCGATCTTGCGCTTGGTCACGACATAAAGAATGTCCTCATTGGATTCTGGCACCACTGCGCATGATTCAAAGTCTCCCTGGGTTTCGTGCTGAGCGAATGCGCCCACCTGTTGTTCTGGAACATAGGTAAAGGAGATTAGTTTGCCTATGTCATTAACGCACCAGAAGATCGAATAGGGAGCCTTGGCGTATGCAATATCAACGACTTCGTGGTGATCGAAGAGGTGGGCCGCTCTCAAACACACATCGGACGTAATGTAGCCGCCTGCCTGATAGCTGTAGCCGAGTTCTCTCAGGTGGCCGCCTCGGGCTGAGGCAAAGATCATCGTGTTGTTGATAAGGACCGGTTTGGTCTGACTGGACCCTACGTATGACTGCGGTCTCACGCTCATAGATTCAGGCGTGATCGCGTCTGAGTTCACGGGGCTCACTCTCCATTCCCCGCTGGCCGTGAGCATGAGGAGCTGAGACAGGGGGACGATATGGCGGATTCTGTTTGAATCCTGGCTCGCTACCCTAACTTTGATTCTGTCTGTGGATTGGGACGGGAGGGAGTAGCCCATATCTGTTTCAGTGCCCGTCTTCGTTGCCCAAATATATTGGGGACGCATACGACTGCCAGCGAACCACCTTCTCTGCTCAAAGTAAGAGACACATCCTGGGTAGTCGCCAGCATTCGCAACAGTCAGAGAGATTTGTGCGCCTGAGCCATAGTTTGAAATAAGAGTGGCGGTCGGTTTTGTGTATCCGGCCCCAGCGTTCTTAATAACTACATTCGTGAGTTTTCCACCTGAAAATACAGGTTGAAGCACGGCCCCGCTCCCTGTTGTATCAGTAACTCTAATCGAGGTCTGTAGGAAACCTGCAGTAGATACTGAGGTTTCAAACTCTCCCGTATAACGTTTTAATCTGTTCGTTGATTCGGTCCACTTGCCGTTGACACCAGTCCAACGTCCAGACCATTCTGGCCAGCCGTCAATAGTGATTCTGCATATCGGCCGCTTGTAGCCTGACCCAGGATTTGTAATCCTTACTCCCTTAACAGGTCTCCACATCGGATAATAGGAATATTCTGATACACCTGTAGGCTGATAGAAGACATCTGTCTGTGCACCATAAATCGGCTCTGCTGTAGCTCCTACACCGCTTCCTTCGGCGTCATAAATTTCAACTGTGGCATGAATGTACTCAAACAGATTATTAGGAATTGCGCACTGCGCTGGATACAAATAGTTGTAATCAATGTCTCTAACAGTCGCGGGAAATTGAGTAAAAGTATTTAGACCTGAGCCTCGATTCCAGGATTTAATGTTGCTTTCGATTGCCCATGTCTGGCTCTTTAACAATGTAATGCCTGTAACCTCGCCATTAGGACCTGTATATCCTTCGCCTGCCGCCACAACGGTTGCCCCCGTAATGCCGCCGCTTGTGAGGAATACATCATCATAGATTGGCGGCGTAATTGAGCTGTCAGGCGCGATATTGTCATCATCAATGCTGTTTGTGCGGGTCTCGCCTATGTAGCCATAGATACCACCTTTATCCCTGTAAACACGGTAATGGTCGGCCCCCGCTACAGTGTTCCATGTGATCGTGTTGTACGCACCATCCCCGTAAGGGTTGCACACAACTGAGGCGGCCTGGCTCGCTTTCGATTCCTCTGAGTTGTCCAAGTTGCAAGAGGTCACTACATATTTGCGGACATATCCGTCTTTGTATGTCGCAGACTGCAAGATGTGCTGTGTGGCCGTCACACCTGTAGGCGGAGTAAGTGAAGTGTTGAAAGTGATGTCCACAAGTCGCCAGTCCAGCGCGCCATAACGCCTCAATTCCCGTGGCGGATGGGAGCAGTGCACCAGCGTGATGATGTCCACGCTCTGAGCATAGTCAATATCAAACAACTCCGATTCGTCATAATCCGTGGCAACTTCATACGGGACATTGCCGTTCATCAGTGTGGATCCGTTTGTATGAAATCGGACGTAATGATGCCCAAACTCTAAGATCATCGTCTGAGTAGCTGAGAATGTGAACGGGATCAGGCGGCATTTTCTGTCCGGATATTTGGTCTCACGCACCATTGAGAATCCGGGCCTCCTCACTACAGGGCCTTGAGGCTCAACGATCATGTTTCGGCACTTGGCCAGCCCCGCAGAATATGAAGGATCCGTGATTCTTGAGTACATCGAAGGAGAAATCTCACCTCCTCCGATTGATTGCTTGTAGATTTTCAGTGACATTTAAATACTCCGTGCGGCCAGGTGGGGCGCTAAATATTCGTGCTTGACCCTGATAGAGTTTCGAGAATCCTGATACTTCGCAGTCTCCAGTGCTTGAGCGGCCATTTGGATCATCTGCTGCGCCATAGAAGTTTTCATCAGTGGGCCTGCCAGATAACTAGCAAGCTGGAGAACAAGGGCCTGAATGAAATACTGCGGCATGATTGACACGTTCTGGACGCTTGCCACGTATCGAAGCATGGGAGCGGGAGAATCAGTCAGGAGAATAAATGAGCCTGTTTCTGAAATTGTCTCAATCTCAAAATCAATTCCGGCCTCGTCCACCTGAGAACTTTTTTCATAGACCTTGACCGTGCGCAAATAGTCAGACGGGAGCGTGTATCCGTGGGCCCACTGATACAGGTCGGCGTCATATTTCTTGTATTCAGGCAGTCTCACTCGCCTGATCGCAAAAGCCCAGTTATGGGCCTCCAGCAAATATCTCAGTGCTTGCGGATAGTATTCAGCACAAGCCTCAGACATGGGATTGCCTTCTGGTGGTTTGATCCTCGTGATCGTTCCTTTCTCGCCCAGATAGCTGAGCGCGGCATTGCAAATTGACACTTCATTCATATTAAAAAAGGGAGGTTTTTAAGCCTCCCTCCTCTCTTTGTAACAACTACTGAAAACTGCAACAAGAATTAACTGATTAGTAGTCTTAGATCATCTTCACGCAAGGATCTGTGAACTTGTCGAAAACGTATGCAGTTGCCTTACCTGCTGTCGGAGCGGTAGAGGACACTGAGGTGGTCACGCGCAGATAACGCTTGCACTTAGCAGGGAGCGGAATTGCCACGCCATAGCCCATGGTCTTTGCAGTCAATGCGCCAGTGCTTGCCACCGTTGTGTAGGTGGAGTTGTCGGCGGATTCTTGAAGATTGAATGTAACCGTGGCGGCCGCCGATTCGATCTCTTCTGTCTGCATGATGACCAGGTAAAGCGGCTTCTGGCCCGTTGTGTTAATGTCCGCGCCGAGGTCGATCACATCAGAAGTGATTGCGGCTGTGAGCGCCTTGTTCTTGAAAATAAGTAACTCTTTGTCGTACATGATTCTGTCTCCTTAGCTAATCTTTGCGGAAGTCTTCAAAACGTCTGTACCAACCTTCTGAACGGGTACGCCGTCAAAGGTTATGACGGAGCGTCCTGCCACGTTTTCAAAGTTCAAAGAGGCTGTCACTTTGTTGTTGATCTGGCGGCGCAGATAGCTGTGGATTGTGTCGTTTGCGAAGAACACTGTCTTGCCAGGATTGGCCACGTCCAACTTCTCAAGAGCCTGGGTCATGAGGTCAATCAGGTCATCACCTGTCTTGCCGTCCTTAACCAGAGAGGAGGCGTCAATGTTGGCAATGCGGACAATGTTCAGCGGATTGAAGCAGGCCACGCCAATATCAAAGCCCATGTCGGTGACATAAGCGTAATGATGTTTGCCGTTACCGTCATCAATGCGTTCCTTCTGCGGACGAGCATTGATCCAGACACCGCCCTGAGCACCGTATTCAGGATAGAAGGTAAACAGGTTTTCGGTGTCGCAGGAAAGCAGCCAGATGTCATAGTTGCCAGTGGCCTTGGAAGATGAACCCTTGATGATGCGGTCATAGAATTCATTGTCTGCTCCATTGACAATGTTGTACAGACCGAGACTTGTACCGTCACCAGAACCATAGAACACGGATTTTGCGGCCTGTCGTGCAAGACCACGCATTACAGCGGCATCCTTACGCAGGCGGAATGTGTCTCTGTCTTCAGGTTTACGAGAATCGAGAAGATCGGCGTCAACTTCGGAAGAGGTGCGGACACGGAAAGAATCGTATCTGACTGCACGGCCTTTAGCCTGGGAAGTGCCCCATCCTTCGTTGTAGCCAACAATTTCACCTTCAGGGTATTCGGTGATGATCGTACCCTTGCAGGCTGTGCCGTCATTGGCAGGAATGAGAGTGAGCTGATCGAAGAAACCCGAATAGTCTCGGATGGTCTGGATCAGAACCTTTTTCTGAAGATCGCTGTCCTGGGTCAGGTTAGCAATGTCAGCAAGTGTGGTGGCACCAGTATTGATAATTGCCATGATTTACTCCTTTGCTTTGTAGAAATCTGTTGCCGTTAATACTTGTTTCACGGCGTTACTCTTTGCGGCGGGTGAGCGGTCTTCTCCGATAACCGAACCAAAATGCTTGAGAATCTTGATTAGGCCTGGATGATTGCCAGCGATTGCCGCCAGTTCCGCAACGTCTTCATCAACAAACTTTCCGTCAGCGCCTCGGAAATCTCTGAGCGCTTTCTGCGCTGTGGCAATACTCGACTTGAGGTGATCGCCTCCTATCTCGGGATCAGCCTTAACCTTCTCTTGCCAGGCTTTATTTGTCTGCGCGATTTGGTCTGCTTGTTTCTGAGCAAGAATCGGCGTTACCTTATCGATAACTGCCTGTGCTTTGTCTTGCGGAAGATTCAGCTCCTTTGCTACTTCTGAGAATCCTTTAACCACATCAGCGTCAAGGGAAACGCCTTGAGGCGCCTTGAAGTCTTCGTACTTCTCGGGAGCGCCTGCCTCTTTCTCAGGCTCCTGCTTCTCTTCGGTTTCCTTCGCCTCTTCCGTCATGTCGGAATTGAGCAGGGAGGATTCCTCGATAGTTTCGGGAGTTTCTGGCTGTTGGGCATGAGCCGTTTGCTCAACAGGGGCGGGAGTAGATCCGGCCTCGCTTTCAGTTTTTTCGGCTGTTTCTACAGTTTCATTCATTCTGTTCTCTCAATTCCTGAATAAATTCAGGCTTGTGTTTAATGACGTACTCGAAAATGGTTTGCGCAAACTCGCGCTTACCTTCCTTCCGAGCCATGTTGAGAGCGTTTGTATCAAATGCCGAGCCGAAAAAGCCGCTCTCAGCAAACAATCGCCTGAATACGGTCTTTCCTGCCCGCGTCTCCAAAACCTCCTTGAGAGCTTCTCGGAATTCGTATTCCTCTCTGGCCAACTCCGCTTGCTTAGCCTCAGCCTCAGCAGTCGAAGTTGCGAACGGATCTCTTACTGTCTTGCTCATTCTCTAACGTCCTAATTTCTTGATGCGCACACCCTTATGACATACCCTCTGCCGCCATGTCCTGCATACCTTGTACCGCTTGGCCAGCCATTGTTTCTGGACCCGCTGGCACCTTTCCGAGCTTGGATAACATGTCGGCGCTCTGCGTCATCTGCTGTTGTTGCTGAGCCTGTTGCTGTTGCTGAGCCCTCTGCTGTCTGATGGCTGCCACCTCGTCCGAAGAACGAAGAATTTCAGGAGAAACACCGCGCTTGTCGGAAACAATCTGGGCGTACTTGTCCAGATCGAAGTTATCCAAGAAGTCCGGTTGTACTTGCGCTATCTGGAGCGCCTCCTGAATGGCCTGTTGGTCGGTACGAGATTGAATCTCTTTCTGTGAGCGGCTGAGGATTGATGTGTACTCGATATTCAGATCCGTGCCCTGGATCGCCTCGGGAGCTGGAGGGATCATTCCCTGTTCGTTGAGAATGTCGAAAGTACGATCAATCAGGGGCTTGAGCACTTCATTGTTGAATCTTGAAAGAACAGGGCCGAGCATAAGAAGTTTTTCCTCGTGCAACTCTGCCACGGCAGTGGCCGTCATCTGGTTGAGAGCGCTCTGGTTGTTGAGCATGAGGAACATATCAACATTAAAAGCCGCTTTGATTCTCTGCTGCACCTCGCCAATGTCCTGGCGCAACTCGCCAAGATTGATGTTCACATTCCACAACTGCTCTACAGGTTTGCGGCCTGTGGCACCGTTCACGAAAGAAACGCCGCCAGGGTCCGTGTCAATGTCTGAATCTTTAGCTTCAGTGGGCAGACCGATTGGAGGCTTGACCATGTAGTCAATAGCGTTTCCCTTCTGCTTCTGCTCATGCTGTAACTGCATGACATCGCCTAAGGCAATCATGCCAGGCGATTCAGAAGAATAGGTCTCGTTACTGATCGCGCCCCAGCGTCCAACGACGGCTGGGAATGTCCTGTATCCAGATTCGCGGAGGATTGGATGGGCGCTGTCGTTGTAGTCTTTGAGGACGTAAACCGAGCGCCAGGGCATGTTCTTGTTGTCCTTGAATCTCGGATCACGGTCTTTGCGCGGCTCGATAGCGTGCAAAACAACCTGTTGTTCATCAAACTTTCCATCCTTGGCCACGGCGGCCAGGGAGGATGGGAGCACATCGATTCCGAATTCATCAATGAGCTGGCGCGTGGTCATTGAAAACTCTCTGTACAGAGTGTCTGGAATGCCGCGTGCGTTACAGGCTATGCAGTATTCTCCGACTGTCAGAGGACTACAGATAAAGCCGAGCTGGTCATCCTCTTCAATGATAATTGCCAGGACACCGAAAAGTCCCGCCTCCATCCATGCGTGATGGAGAGACTGATACAGGTTTGTCCGAGCAAAACTCATGTAAAGGATCTGGCTCACCTCTGACAGCCAGCGGCGCACCTCTACCGATTCATCTAAATCAGGGCTTCCTGTTGTCAGGTAAAACCACTGCTGGCTAGGATCCGTCATGCCAGACATGAGGCCCTTGGCTAGCACGTCCGAGGCCTTGAGCGGCGTATTGTCGTAAATGGAATTCCATTTGTCCTTGGCTTCGTTCTGATTCTTTGGGCTCAAAAACTTGCCGTTAGCGGGCCTCAGAAACTTTGAGATATTCCGCCATTGGTCCAAGTATGGATCCCGCTCCCGCCGGAGTTCTCTCCAGCGGTTTATGAGCTTTTCTCTTAATTCACGTTCTTTCATGGCCTACCCCAGGGCAGACTTCTTGCCCAGCGTCATGTCGTTCTGGTCCACACCACCTGCGCCTGTCAGCATTGTTTGACCGCCTGATAACAGATCATTGGTGTTGTCGCTGAGGATCTTGCTAATGTCTGCGGTCTTCTGGTTCTGCATACGCATTTGCTCACGCTGTTGTTCAGCTTGTTTCTCTGCGTTGCGTTTGGCTTCCTCTGTGGCGGCCTTCTGAGCTGATGCCTGGCTTCTTGCGGCCCTGCTCTGTGTGTGAGAAGAGAGTGCGGCAGATCCGGCCATTAAAAGGCCCATACCTAACATTTCCATACCCATGATTAATCCTCCAGTGATTTGTAATAGGTGACATCCGAGCGCGTGAACAATCGGTCGAAAAGCTGTTCAGTGCGGCTCCCAGCGGGTGCAGAAAATCGAATACCTGCGGCACCAAACTCCCGAGACATTTTTAGTGCGTGTCTCAGGAATTGCAGGCCGTGTCCTCTGTGCTCTGGCTCAAGGTAAAGCGTGTCAACATTGGCCACGTCTTTAGAGTTGTGGAGAGAAGGACACATGACGATTGCCATAATCCCTACCAACTTTCCATCACTCACGGCTCTGGCACAAAGCAATAAGCCGTTCTGTGCAAGGAATGAGTATTTATCCTTGTCCACAATGCCCTTGAGGTCTAAGTGTCCTGCCTCCTGGCGGTAGTGCTGGCACACCTCTTCATACCGAGGGTCATTGAATAGGTCACTGAGCGTACAGGTTTCGATCTTCATCATGTCCCGATTGTCGAGCCTGTACGCAGACTGATGCGCACACCCTCTATGCGTATGGATCGCGTATGCCCTTATGACGGTTCACACGCTGATGTCTCCAGCTATCGTCCTCTATGTACTCTTGGATGGGAATAGCGAAACAGAGTGCCAGTGCGTCTGCTGTGTCTGGAGAGTTCATGCCGCGGCGTTTCATGCTGTCCTTGCTCTCCAGGAGCAACCGGCCCTTCTGGTCAATGAGCTTCTCAGGTATGCAAAGATCTTCGGCTAGCTCTTCACTCTTTGGGATCGCTCCGTCATCTCGAATAAAGTCTCTCATCTTGTCCCACATCTCGGCCCGCTTATTCGCCCAGCGCTGGGGATTGGTTGACTGGCTGGCACTGATGACTTTGTTCAAGTGCTGTACTTTATCTTTCAACCAATCGTAAGGGCTCGCACCAACGCCTGTGTAGTCCAGATTGATGTACACACGAGGAATGCCCTTTGCCTTGAGCTCGTTCGCGTACATGAGCACCTGCATACCCAACTGCGGGCCGTCCAAACCGCGAAAGACTTTCAGCGGCATAGTGCAGTCTCTGCCTATCTTCGTGGCTATGGCCGAGCGGTCATCGCCTTCCCGCGCCACGTCCACGCCCAGGATAGCCACCGTTCTTGAGTAGTTGACCTGGCTCACATCACGATTCATAGCCGCGTCAACGTCCTCACGGTTAATGAATTGCTTGGCTGATGCGCTGGGAAATACACCTCTAACACGCACCTTCACAAAATCGCTGTCCTCTCCGTAATCGTCCACGTACTCTTGCAACTGCTCCTTGTTCGTAATCTTCACTGTCCTGCTGTCAATGTTGTACGTTAACCAGCGGTGGCGGCTCTTGTGGAAAGCGTCAAAGAATGGGCCGTCTGGGCGCGTTGGGTTTCCGAAAATGCACCAAATAATCTGCGTGTCCTTGTCGGTTAATGCGCCCTTGGTCACCTCGTAAATCTTTTGAGCGATAACTGATGCTTCATCGAACAAGACAAGAATCCGCTTCCCTTGATTGTGCAAACCTTGGAAGGCGTCCGTGTTGTTCTCGTTCCACGGGATTGCGTCAATGCGCCAGGTGTATTTGTGTCCTGGCTGAGTTGAGAAAATGGATTCAGCGGCCACCTCAAACCAATCTCTAAACAGGCAAAGGTGGTGCCACTTGTGCAACTCCGACCATGTTTTGGTTATGAGCTGGTTCTTTGTTTCAGCCGTGACAACTCCTTTCATGTCCGGATATGTGCAGATAGCCCAGAGCATGATCCAGGCAACAAAAGCCGTTTTCCCGATACCGTGCCCGCTGGCTACAGCAATTTGAATGGCCTTGTGTCTCGTTTCCCCGTTCTTCAAGCGGTCCCTAATGTCACAAAGGATCTTCTGCTGCCACACATCCGGACCTTCATAGTTTGCAAGCTCACCGTGTCCCCATCTAAAGCACTTCTGGACGAAAAGGAGCGGATCATTCGTGCAAGCGATAGCCAGGCGCCTTAGGCCCATCTCAAACTCAGCGGCTTCCTTATTCATCTTTCATGTCCTTCAAAACATCATTCAGCCAGGAGGAGCGGTCAGAAATATTGACCTCCACCTGTTTCTTCTCAACGAATAGGCCTAATCGTTTGCCGAGCATGTCCAGGCATTTATGAGCGGTCTGCGGATCTTTCGTCTCCGTATGTACTACATTGCCGTCCTCGTCTTTAAGCTTGATCTCCTCCATTGAGCGGTTTTTCAGCTCAAGGACATCACGTGTCCAATCTTCAGCCGTATATTCGAGCTTTTTTTTTAATGCCTCCTGGCGGCTTCTTATTTCCGCCTGGATGTCAACATTTGTCATATTCAAACTGCCCTGAGTACGCGCTGTTTTTTCGCTGTAGCCAGCACGTATTGCGGCCTGAGTGGCGTTGTTGTCCACCATGTATTCATCAATAAAACGCTTCTGCTTATCGGTCAATGGCTTTTTCTTAGTCATACAATCCCCCGATTTTTCTTCAGTATTGAGCTGTTCTGGTTACGGGTGCGCACTGCGTCATTTGAATTTCGTTGGAATAACTGCACGTCTGTGTCCTGAGAAAATGTCTCGTAAAGTCCGTATTGGAATATCCATCTTTTTTGAAATTTCACGCAAAGAAAGGCCCGCTAAGCGAAGATCAAAGCAGTGAATCAAGTCCTGATCTGAATACTTCGCCTTGGGGCTGGACACTCCGACACGTACTGATGCGTCAGAGAGAAGGACCGTGGACGGGTCAAGACCGAGCTCGGAAAAACTCAGGATATTTGCTCTTAACTCGATCAATCGTTCTCGATATGCGCAGATTTCGTTGTACCTGGCTTTCTCTTTCTCTAAGTCTGACACTTTCAATGAGGCTGTTTTGGGCTTCGACTGGCAATAAGCTGTGGTATCGGTATGCTCGAACAACTCCCCTTGGTTCTCGTTTTTCTTCATTCATCATTTCCCTCCAGTCGCGCTCACTTCTTCACGTATGAGGCGGAATAGTTCTTCGATTGGGAGCACTGCCAGCCATTCTTTACGGTCGGCCCTGCACACGACAATGGGGCGCTCACCTGGTTCGCACCCGTTTCCAGCCTGCTCCATCCATTCATACAAATTGCCTATAGCCGCTCTCCGTTTGACCTCAAATGAGTAGGGGTTGAGCTTGATGTCCGCTCCTCCGTCCCTCGTCTGAGAGAGATTGCGGTGCACTTGTATGCCGAGGTTTTGGAATATGAGATCGCAGATTTCGCGCTCTCCAGCGGCCCCTTTAGTTCGTTGGCTTTTTCCCATTCTTTTCTCCTTGGTTGAATGTTGTTTAAACAGACGTCTAGCGTCTCTGAGCGATTAACTCTGCATGGACGCGGTATCTATCGAATTGAGAGAAAAATGCTCTCCTGCGTTCTATACGCTCGTCTGTGTCACGTTCAAAAACCGAGCGCCGTGTGAATGAGATCGGGTAGCACTCGATACCGGCGCCTTTGTTCGGGTGGTGGCAGTAGATGTTCATGTCCCCAAAGGACTGTTTTGGAGGCAGATGCTTCTTTCCATCTGACCCTACCCAGTAAGCCTGAGCATGAATGCAATACAAGCAGCACCCGCTCATGACTTTCTCCTGAATGAACCGATGACAGCTCCGATCACAATGCCGATTAGGAATGGCAAGCTGTAGTCAATGTTTAAGCCTTGCCAGGCAAACCAAAAAATGTCTTGAAAGTAGAGGAACCCGCCAATCATGCAAAGAGCCTTGGCAAAGTAAGCGAAGTCAAACGTCATGATGTTTCTCCTGGCTGAGTTGGAAAGCGGCTCTCACGAGTAATCCGAATAGCACCAGGTTGATAAACACAATCGGTGCCAGCACAATCATCAAAAGCGTCCATGCAGAATCAGACATAACCACCTCAATCGAAAAGATCAGCAGTTGCGGGTTTTCTCATTGACGATCCGGCAAAAAGCATGGGCACGCATTTAGAACGCACCCTGTCGTACAAACGATCTCCGAGAAGTTCCTCAAGTGCTTTTGGTCCGAGATTGCTGAGAAGGATCGTTGGCTTGTTTGAAGTCACACGGTTGTCAAGAATGGAGAAGAGAATCCTCTTTTCAGCCTCTGAGCCCTTTTGAACTCCGACTTCGTCAATCACCAAAAGCTGAATCGAAGAAAAGAACTTCAGCGTTTCCTCTTCATTCGTTGTTGATCCGGCCTGGTAGGTGCTGCGGACAGACGAGAAGATTTCGCTTGCTTTGTAATACCTTGGATAAGAGAATGCGTACTCCTTGAGAAGCTCAATCATGATTGCGCATGCAAGGTGTGTCTTCCCGGTCCCGCAGCTTCCCAAAAACAGAAGTCCATATCCGCCTGCTTTTGCCTTCTCCCAGCCTTTAACAAAACGTCTTGCCAATTTGAATGCGGCCTTTTGGCTGTCGGTCTCTTGAATGAAGGTTGAGAAGTCCTTGGTCTGATACTCAAGCGGCATACGGGTTTCTACAATTCTCTGCTTGCGGTTTCTCTCGGCTTCCTCTTTCCTTGCCTTCTCTTCCTCAATAGCCTTTTGAGCTTGCTTGAGTTTGAAACATTCAGGACATTCGCTTATTTCCTTGATCTGTCCGCTTAACCAGACTTGATTTGCAATGTATTCCCCGTGCAATGGGCACATTGTTTTAGCTTGCCGTATTTCCAATTTTCCGAGGATGGTATTAACGGCTTTGAGATTTTTGGTTTCGGTGTTGTTCATAGTATTAAGTTCCCGTCTTTATCAAACTTGCACTGCTCCCGGTAGTACTCCTCAGTGAATCCGCCAGGCGGTTCGTATGCGTATGGTTTAGAGGCTTGTTGGTTGGCTGGCTTCTGCTGCTGCCACTTGGATTCGTTCAGACACCACGTTGTGAATGCGGCTTTGTAGTCTGCGTACTGTTTTCCGTTGGCTTTGCAGTAAGCGACCATCTTTGAAAAGAGTTGCTGAGGGTCTTGAATGTTGTGCTTCTGAGCGACCTTCAAAAACTCTTCCGGGATTTGTTCGTCCTCGTTATAAGGGCACGGCACCTTTTCCTTCTTTTGACGTTTTGGTTTTTTCTCAACTGTTTCCGGTTTGGAAATGGTTTGGTTCTCTGGAGACGTTAAGGAAAAGTTTGGTGCGCTCTCTATAGAGTTATTAATAGGTTCCTTTATAGGTTCATTAATAGGTTCGTGGTTCACTGCTGAACTAGGGGTAGGTTCAGTACTGAACTGGGTGGTAGTGCACTGCTGAACGTGGTTCACTGCTGAACGTGGTTCAGTACTGAACGTGGTTCGGTTCTGAACTAGGTAGTGATTAGATACACCCTTCCCCCTGACAATTTCGATTAGACCTCTTGAGGCAAGACTGTCCAACTTGGAAGAAAGTGTCTTGTTGTTCTTGATACATGCCTTTCGCATTAAAGTTTCGCGAGACGGATTGCACTGCCTGGATTTGTCGTTAAGAAAGTCAGAAAGAACGACCAGAAGTAGTTTCTCTTTTGGGTCGTCAATGTCCTGGTTTATAGCCCACTTGATAGCGTTAAAGCTCATGTCGTTCTCCCTTAATCCGGGAACTCTGAGGTACTTCAGAATTACTTTCTTTTTCCTTGTCAGCTACCAGCCGCGTCCATAAACTGACTTTGTATTCTTCACGTTGGAAGAAATCCTGAAGGAGACACAAAAGCAGCTCATTTGAATGCAAGTTTTCGGCTATGCAAACAGCGTCGAGCTTTGCTTTCATCTCTTTTGTAACGGCGCACTTGACCACGATGTCACCACGCCGATTTTCAGGATGTAGGAACATTATTTGAACAACTCAGGAGCTAACTCTTCACGGGGGACACCGGTGATTTCAGAAACCTGCTTCACTCGTTTTAGCGGTACAACGACCCATTGCTGTATGGATTGCTGGCTAATGCCGAGCTTCCTAGCCAAAGCACTTTGGCCGCCAGCTTTCTTGATGGCCTTCTTTAAGGCAGTTTTAGCGCTCATTTAAAAACCTCTTTAAAAATCTACAGTCAATTCTACAAGTAATACTTAATTATTACAAGCATTGACTGTATTGTTTAAAAATATCCGCCTACAGGTAAACCTTGTAGAATTAAGGGGAAGGAGCCTCTTATGAATAAGGAACAGATAGCCTCGAACATTGCAGAGGCAAGAAAGCGTTCTGGATTGAATCAGAGTGAATTGGCCAGAAGATTAGGAATTCGACCACAATCAGTTCAACAGTGGGAAAAGGGAACGGCTACGCCAAAACTTGACCGCTTAACCGCGATTGCTCAAGTCTTAGGTGTTTCATTGGAGAGTTTGACTGGCCAGGAGCCTATCCCTGTTGTCAAAGAAGAAACCGTTGATTCTGATCCGGACGACATAATCAAAATACCGAGATTCAATGCAACCGCCTCAATGGGTACCGGGGATGTTGTCTATCCTGACGAGGATCAAGTGGTCGAACATCTTTCAATCCGCAAGAGCTGGCTGAGGCAGCATGTATCCTGCTCATCGTTCAATAAGTTGGAAGTCATTACAGGCCGCGGGGATTCAATGGTTCCCACGTTTGAGAATGGAGACATCCTCTTGGTGGATACGGGTATCGAGAAAATCACCAGTGATGCTATTTATGCCCTCAACATCGGCGGAGAACTTTTCGTAAAACGCATCCAGAGAAATATTGACGGCGGCTTGATAGTAATCTCCGACAATAAGGATTACGAAAAAATGTACATTCCAAAGGACGAACTTGATACTGTTCGGGTTATTGGGAAAATTGTCTTCGCGTGGACTGCAAGCAGGCTCTGATGAATGAAGGTTTCGTATTATTCATCCTAGTGCTCGCTTATAGCGTCTGGTTGATTTACTCGCTCTCCAGAATATCGAACTTAAAAAAAGAAGATGATGAAGTACTCTTTAAAAACAGAAAGATTCTGGAAGACAATGAGGAAGTTCTGAAAAAAATCGAAGCACAGAGAGCCGAACTTCAAAAAGAAATAAAGGGGAACAAAAACATATTGTTGGGAACTCTCAAATTAAACAGTTGCTTCAAGAAAGATTTTTTGGAAGGCCGCAAGTGGCTTGCAAAGTTAATTGCCAGGCATAAAGAAGCACAGGATGAAGCTTTAGAAGAATGCTTACGATACAAGGCTAGACCTGCAATAACGGCTGCCAACGAAGTGGCCAGAATTAAGAGAGAGAAAAAAGCTCTTGTCGAAGAGAACGTCCTTCTAAAGTCCGAACTGGAGACCATTAAAGAATACTTCCCAATTGTGGAAGAGTACGAACAGGAGATTTTGGAAGAAACTAACGGTTTCTTACCTATGGACCTAACTGATGATTCTGGAGTAGACAGAGTAAGAAGATTCATGTCTTCAGAGGAGTACAAAAAACTTCCGACATCAGAGCGTAACCAACTTGCCCTCGATCGGTTTTTAAAACACACAAGTCAGAGCTACGTAGGAAAATTGTTTGAACTGCAACTCGGCTGGGAATACGAGCAAGCAAATTATCTGGTCGAATACACGGGTATTCAAGACAAGAAAAAAGATAGGGGACGCGATTTAATTTGCAAAGAGTTTGCAGGGATGGGAGACACTCTCATAGTTCAAGCTAAGTGCTGGTCAGCAAAGAAAACTATTTTTGAAAAGCATATTTTCCAACTATTTGGAACAATCTTTGAATATAAGCGAAAGCACCCGAGAGAAGTAGTTAGAGGAGTTTTTATTACTACAACAAAGCTAGATGACTTCGCCAAAGAATGCGCAAAAGAATTGGGTATCGAGATCGAAGAAAACTACAAGTTACGGAAAGACTTTCCTATGATCAAGTGCAATATTTCTTCTTCTGGAGAGAAGATCTACCACCTGCCGTTCGACCAACAATATGACAAAGTAAAGATCGACAAGCAAGGAGAGTTTCTAGCCTTAACAGTCAAAGAAGCTGAGGCCGCTGGCTTTAGGAGAGCTATGCGCTGGCACGGTAAGAACAACTAAATCTTTACTATCACTTTCCCTTATTGCAAGAAATGCTACAGTTTTTGCTTGCAATTTTCTTTCAATTGGTTTACAGTTTGTACTTGTAACGAACAAGTAGCTCTTTAAAATGTTTCTTGCAGGTTCGTAATCAAGAAACACTGCTCCTAAAGCTGAGTAAACCGAAAAGCCAGGGAGCAACCAGGCGGCAAGTGAATTGCGCCTAAGCAATCAGATCGAAAGTGAAGATGCGGCAGAGAGAATGCTGAAAGTGTCAAACGTTAAAGTCGTGTAGCACCGGTAGGGGCCGTTCAGCAAAGACAGTTCGCAAACATAAGGGCACTCCTGAAAGTCAGTAAGTTGCAGATCTCCTGAGTTGGTTAGATGGAGTGTTCTTCTGTTTGAGCTTATTTAGAAACCCCTGCGCATGGTCATGTACTGCTAACCGACCAAAATTCGCAAATACACGCGGGGGTTTCTCAATGAGCTTTTTTCCCTGACAGTCCGGAAAGACGGACATCTTCAGACCATCTTCATAAGCTCCTCGGGCTTTTACCAATTTTTAAGTTCCAATTTTTGCGCTTAGGGGAGCTTGTGAATGTGGTCTTTTTTTACATAGTTTTAAGGAGAGAAAAATGGACCTATTAGTAGATGAACAAAAACAGATTTTTGATGTTGCTGTTGAAGACATTTTGAAGGAGCGCGGCTCTGCAATCTGTCTCACTGATGCTCTTCAGTATGCCGAGCGCGCTGTGGTCTCCGCCCTTCTCTCTGGAAAGAAAGAGATAACGCTTGACCTGGCTCACGTTGTTTCGACTGCTGAGGCCCAGAAGGAAGTAAAGGCGCTCTTTAAAGAGTATGCGTCGAATTTCATTTCTGATCTCGTTTGGCAAACGATTGACCGAGACATCTATCCAGATGTGAAAAGTTTTTAAGTTTCTCTCTCCTGGCCCCTGCCTTCGCGGTACTCCTTGATGCGATGGCGGGGGCTTTTCCTTTGGAGGTTGTTATGAAGAAGTTTCTGACCGCAAAAAATTCGGACGGAGATAACGTCTGCCTGTTGGTGCTCTCTGGCGTCATGCTGGCCGTCTCGGTAATTCTTCCCTTCTTTCTCGTGGAGTGGCTGTAATGACTTACACACCTCGCACCTGTCCTGGCCCTGGGGACCTCTGGCAGCCGTCCTGGCAAGAAGAAAAACGCGAAGCAGAGTATGAGCGGCTGCTCGAAAAGTTCTTTGAAGAGTACATCCCGCGCTACTGCGACAAGCGAATAAATCAGCTTGCAGAAGATGGTGAGGATGAAAGGCATCCTGAAATCGAGCCCGTGTTTGATAAGTACCTCAGTGAGCAAGGGTGGCATTGATGCGCGGCACACCAGAAAAAATCAAGGCCTACATGCAGGGCTACTACCAGCGCAATAAAGAGCGCTGCCGAGAAAGAAACCATGAGAACTACCTGAAGCGGAAGAACAAAAGGAAACCGAAGCTACCGCAAACACCGTTCTCAGCTTTGTTTGATTTTTAAGGAGATTGAGTATGTCAAAGATTATGAACTACATGATGGATCTTGCTGAGGCAGGCCGCTTTCAATTTCATGAGCCTCCAGATCTGCCAGACGAGCTTGAGTATCACGGCCTGGGTATGACCTACGGAGAATACAGAGAAATGATGGACGCAGCTCCAAAAGATCCAGAGTGGACTGATGCCGAGATTGATGACTTCGAGCGCCAGCATGAGGCTTGGGAACAAAAAAAGAACTTCATCCCGTTTGAATTAGATGAAGTTCCTTTCTAAAGATCCTTTTGGAAATCTTCAATTTATTTACAGAGGGTTGCGGCCACAACCCTCAGAAAGGATAACACATGACTACAGTTAATAAAAACATCTGCATGCGCCTGATTGATGCGCAAAAGGAATTTCCGCGTATTGTCCAAGATCAGGAAGCCAAAGCCTTCGGCAGCGGACGCGGTTACAGTTACGCAAACATCTCCTCCTGCCTGGACACGATTCTGCCCATTCTCAACAAGCACGGCCTGGCCGTCGTCCAAAAGACCACGACTGAAGAAGACCGCGTGGGGATCGAGACAGTCCTTGTCTCCGAGGAAGGCGAAACACTTTCCTCTGGCGTGTTCTTCGTGACCACCGCTGGCCTACAGCAAAAAGGAGTTCAAGCATTCGGGAGCGCAGTAACGTATGCCCGTCGATATTCTTTCGTCTCATTTCTCGGTCTCAGCTACGGTGAAGAAGACGATGACGGCCGCCAGGCATCTGAGGATGCCTACTCAAAAGGAAAGACCCGCGCTCCTGCAAGGAAAGCAGCGCCTCAGCCGAAGCAGCCAGCTCCACAACCGGACCAAGTTTCCGAAGATGAAAAGTATTTCAACCTGGTTGAGGAAGCAAAGAGAGTTTGTCTGGACGGCCTGGAGGCTTACAAGGCTTTCTACAGCAAACTGCACGCGGATGAAAAGCAGTATTTAGTCAGAACAAAAATTCACGATCAATTAAAACAGGAGGCCACTAATGCCTAGCGTCAATAAGGTTTTCATCCTGGGTGCGCTCGGACGTGATCCAGAAACCCGCTTTACTAACACTAACCTTCAGATCACTTCGTTCTCTGTTGCCACCTCCACCTTCAGAAAAGGTGAAGACGGTGAAAGAAAGGAAGAAACAGAGTGGCACCGTATTACATGCATTGGTCGCACTGCTGAGGTTGCCCAGACTTACTTGAGCAAGGGTTCAAAGGTTTTCATTGAAGGCCACCTGCGCACTCGTAAATGGGAGAACAAGGAAGGCAAAACCCAATACTCAACGGAGATTGTGGCCGATAACCTCCAGCTCCTCGACAAGAAGTCCGACAGACCCGCACAGGTAAAACAGGACAAACAAGCTCCAGCCGAGGAGCCTTACACGGGCAACCCTGAAGACATCCCCTTCTAATCTTTTCTAACGTACAAGAAAGCGCGGCCAATAACTGCGCTTTTTTTAATGTATGAAACTTTATGAAATTCCTGAGGAATACCGCAAAGTCCTCGAAGGCGTCCAGGTTGATGAAGAGACAGGTGAAATCTTAGGCACTGATGCCCTTGTCGAATTTGCTGGAGACTTGAACGAGACAATCAAAAACACGGGCCTGTATCTGTTTGAACTCGACAGCGAAGCGCAGCAGATCGACGCCCAGATCAAGAGACTGAAGGCCCGTAAGGATGGCATGAAGCGCCGCGCTGATACTCTCAAAAATCTGATGCTGGACGCTATGACTTCGAGCGGCCTCAAGAAGGTTTCTGATCCGCTCGTCACTGTTTACCTGCGCAAGTCCACTGCCACGATAGTGGACGAGATGGACATCCTGCCGAAAGATCTGCTCAGAGTGAAAGTTGAAACAAGTCCTGATTTGATCGCTATCGGCAAGAAGTTGAAGGCTGGTGAGGTAGTCCCTGGGGCACATCTTGAGGAGCGACAGAATGTCAACATCAAATAAGGTTGAGTTTGTCTGGAAAGACCATGAGCTGTACGACATCAGATTCAATGGCGAGACAGTCTGCACGCTATACAAAACATACCAGGGATTCTGGACACTCAGATCAGAAGGTTCGCTCGATTCTGAGCTTGAAACGATCCTTGTTCAAACTCTGGTAACCGACTATTGGGAACTGCTCTCAGAAGCCAAGATCGCGATCCGCAGGGCGCTAAAATCATGCTACTGACAAATAAATCAAACGATTCAACATGTCAACTAACAAAAAACCACGCAAGCCTTACAAACCTCGGCCAGTTCGTTTGACTGGCTCTTTTTATTCTCAGGCCGACATTTCCGAGATTAAGTCAATCATCAATGACATGGGCCTGGTGGTTGAAGTCACTCTGCCACGTGGTGATGCCACGCAAGACCACATGGTGCAGATTGAAGACTTACTCAACTGGGGAGGGATGATGTTGTTTGATCGCTCCTGGAAGGGTCAGGAGAAAGAAGCAGCAGAGTTCACTAACAGACAGATCAAGGCGCTCTATGCCCTGGCCGCTATCGTTGACAGAAAGAAAAGCGGTAAAGCCTCTCGCTACATTGGCACGGCTGAGGAGCTGGACACGATCCGAGAAGTCTGCTCGGAGATTGTGCTGTTGCTTAAGGAAGGCATGGACATCTCACCAGAACGAACCGTCAAGGAGTTTCTGGCCGCTCGCCAGTTGGCTAGAGAAAAAATCAATGAGGGAGTTCGTGACGTTTTCGAGCTGCCTGGACGAGCCCGAGCGATATTAAATCAACGTCATTTCAAGCGCCCCTGAGTTGTTTCAGTAGTTGTTAGAAGAATGTACTATTGGGACTTAACGATGCGCCCTCTTCGGAGGGCTTTTTTATTGGGTGACATCATGAAAGATCGACCAGTGTCTGATCTTAGGTACACGGTAACCTGGAGGAATCCTTACAAGCCGAGACCTGCGGGCCTTCCGAAGATTTTATGCAGCAGTCCTTTCGAAGAAGAGTTGACGCTTCCTTGGATCATAGCTTCGAACTGGGGAATCAACGCATGGGCGATCGGCATCTACTTCGAGAATCCAAAACCAAAAAGAAAGATGGACGAAGAAAAACGAGCATCCATGAGAAGAAAGAGGATGCAAACGAGAGTTGAAAAGACAGCCCCGCTGTTTGCTGATGAATTTGAGAAGAAAGAACTTCAGCAACGGCCAGAATACTTTGCTGGGAAATCTCAGGTTGACGATGCTGAACTAAACAAAAGAGATGAAGAGTTTACCGACCTCATGACTCCAGGAGAAGCAGTTCGGTATTTACTCAGCTTAGGTGTCCCGACGGAGCTGTCTGAAGAAGACAAAAAGTTATGCGAAGACATCAAGCGATTCCGTGCAAACGAGAAGAATTTTTCTGCAGAAGAATTCAGGCTCAGGTGCCAAAAGAGAGCTGCTGAGAAAGCGGAGCGGGAACGAAAAGCACTGGAGGCTTTAATGGACATCCGGAACGAACCCCTTTTTGCTGGGCTTTGAAAATGGAAGGGTTCCTCCGGCACCTGAGATAAAAACTGTTCCGAGAGTTGTACGAACTCATCGTACAACTCACAAAACACAAGCGCATTGAGAAATCAGTGCGTTTTTGTTTTTATGGAGAAGTCATTATGAAACCGATACTTGATCCTATGTGCGGCTCAAGAATGTTCTATTTCGACAAGAACAATAAAAGCGTTCTTTTCGGAGACATTCGGGATGAAACACACTGGACGCGGCAATACAAAAAGTTGGAGATTCACCCGGATCAGATCATGGACGCCAGGAAATTAGATTTTCCTGACAACTCTTTTTATATGGTCGTCCTCGACCCGCCCCATTTAATCAACTGCGGAAAAAATTCCGACATGGCTAAAAGCTACGGCGTTCTTGAGAAGGCCTGGCATGCAGACATGAAAAAGATTTTCAACGAGGCATGGCGGGTGCTCAAACCCAACGGCACCCTAATTTTTAAGTGGGCTGATAAAGATGTCTCCTTATCCGAGCTCCTTTACGTGCTCGGTCGTGAGCCAATTTTCGGAGACAAGAAACCGTCCGCTAACAAGGCGGGGACCAATAGATTTTTCTTAGTTTTCTTCAAGGATGAATGATGGACAAAATTGAAATCACAAAAGACGAGGCGCTGCTGATGATCCGCCTCGTTTATTTTTATCTGGATCACGCCTGCTTTATGAAAGAACGTGACAACAAAGAGATTGGGGCAAGCATGGAGCTGAAGAACAAACTGAAGGAGCAGGTAAACAAAGTGCTCCAGGAGGCTGATGATGAATCTGCATAACGCGGCAAAATTTGAAGACTGCCTGGTCAGAATCTCGAACCATTACGGATATGACAATCAGGTTTTTGAAAAACTGCCCGAAGAGGTCGATGAACTCCAGGAAGCCTTTGATATTTATTTCGATAATCCGAGCAAAGAACACTGGCTCCATATTATTGAGGAGGCAGCGGATGTTCACATCATGATCGAGCAATTCAAGATGTTGATTAAGCCTGAAGACAAGAAAGAGTTCGACAAGATTTGTCTTGAAAAAGTGAATCGAGAGATTGGAAGAATTGAAAAAGCAGGAGGTAAAAATGGTCTTTCTAAATAAGATTCAAGTCGCCGAGCGGCTGCAGGTGACCACCAGGACGATAGACAAGTGGATTAAAGAAGGTTATTTCCCGAAGGGGCGCTATGTTAAACGGCGCCCCTTTTGGTCTGAACGAGAAGTTGATAATTGGTGGAAGTCTCGGCCTAACCTTAACTGTGCTTAATCCTCAACTTTCTCAAACACTGCATCCGCCCATCTCTGCATTACTTCACGCCGTTGCTCCAGGAGGTCAGATCTCTGATATGCCTGGACGACGGCGTTTCCAGTTTGGTGCATAACGCTCTTCTCTGCCAAAATTTCTGGCACACCATTTTCTGCACACCAATCCCTGAACGTGGACCTAAAACCGTGCATAGTTGCATCGGTCCCTGTCATTCTTTTTAATAGCCCAGTCAGGGAATAACGGCTATCCGCTTTCCTGTTTGGCGCGTCAAAAATCTTCTCTCCCTGCCGTTCAATCGAATTTAATAATTCAATCGCCTGAGTGCTCAAGGGTACTCGGTGAGGATACGGCTTTCCATCTTTCCTCCGTTCCGGAGGAACACTCCATACTCTGTTTTTAAAATCAATTTCATTCCAGCACGCTGGCACTGATTCTCCAATTCTTGAGGCGGTCAGGATCGTAAATAAAATGACCCGTCTAGTCCGGTTGTTCGCTGGAATTAAACACCTAACCTTATCTTGCAAAACACTGAAAGGCATAGCCTCAAAGTGCTTGACCACCTTAACTTTACTCTGTGGCGCCAAATACCTATCAAGATTTCCTCTCCATGCGGCAGGATTAGACGGCAAGATCCCGTCAGTAACGGCATAAGCAAGGATGTTCTCTAAGCGGCCTCGAACCCTTGAAGCCGTCTCGTTCTTCTCCTGCCAAATCGGCCTCAATATATTTAATACGTCATCCCGAATGATTTCATTTATCGGTTTGTCTCCGATAAATGGGAACGCGTATTGCTCTATCGTGTTGCGCCATTGCTGTGCGTGCTTTTTATTCCTCCAGCACTTGACCTCTTGAAGACGGTTAATAGTCTCAATGGCGTATGTTTTGAAGACTGGCACATCCGGTGTATTTTCTTTCTCTTTCAGTTCTCTCCTAGTTTTAATTTCCTCGCCGAGCGCTAATTTAGAACGGAGTTCATCAGCCAGGGCCTTCGCGTCCGATAGCGATAATTTACGAGCTGGCCCGAGCGACTTATCCGTCCGTTTCCCGTTTTCAGAGTATCTAAAAATAAAGCGGCGCGTATTGCCTCGCACGACTAGAATCAGGTTCGGAGCCACCGTGTGGTTGCCGTCCTCAACTGTAAAAACGTTCTTGCTTGTTATTTTCATATCCTCAACTCTAAAAAAGCACCACAGAAACACCACAGAAATTTTAGAAAAAATTCTCTTAGGTTCTCGATAGTTCTCTTAGATTCCTTTTGAGGATAAAATAAATTAGAATTTAACTATTTGAATATTCTTAAAAATTCTTTTTGATTCTCTTCAGTTCTCGAAGGTTCTTAAATATTCTCAAGGGGACACCCTTTCCGCCAATTTTTATGTTCCCCGATTCTCCCTCTTGGATATCCGCGAAAAATCCAAGTCATGGCAGGCATGTCATATCTGTTTATTTCAGAC